CTAGCCTAGTAAGGACGTTGTTTGTTTTGCTAACTGCTCAAGGGCTTGTCGTCTATGCACGAAAACGGTTTTTACAGTCACACCTAAAAAGTCGGCTATATCATCTACAGTCATATCAATAACATATAAAAGCCTTAAAATAGTCCTCTGGTCAGGGGCTTTCAAATTATCATCTATCAAACTTACAACGCTATCACGTTCAGCCATAAGCGTATCAATACGCCTTGAAAGTTTCTCTTTTCGTTCTAATAAGCTGTTATACTTGTCTGCCATGTCTTGCGTTTTGCTAGCCTTGACCTTTGTATCTGTTAGTGTTGACTGCTTAAAAATACCGCTATCAAGATACTGTATTTCAAGGTTGACTACCTTAATTTCTTTATCTAGTTTCTTAATGCTTTTTAGTTTGTTGTCTAACTCTTTATAGTCCATGAAAGCCCCTCACATTTCTTTTAAGTTGCTACCTCTATTATACTACTAAAAATTACTAAATAGTGATATAATATATGTATTGGCACAAAGCCAAAATAAATATAGAAAATGTTATGATATTAGTAGCGTTAACATATTTACTAGGGCTTGCGTGGCAGGGCTTTTTCTACATTGAATTACAAGGGAATTTTAGACTGTGGTTTATCCATGGTCTTTTTTTGATATCTAAAAACGGAACTAATTATATTGTTAGCTACCTAACAAATAGCATAGCAACAAAACTTAATGCAAATGATGACACCCCTTAAAATTCTGAAAAATTGGCGTGCGATGAAAGCGAACACCTTGTGGTGGCTCTCCTTGGCTCAAAATAGGGGGCGGGGGTCAATTTAAACAGTAAGGTAATATAATTATACCCCAAACGTTTAAAACGGTGCTATGGGCGTTTTAGGGGCTAATAAGGACGTGCTAGAAAAATCAAAAAGGGGAAATTGTGTACAGAAAAGGGCGGTGTTGTTATATCCGAACGATACTAAGCCCCGTTATAAATAAGTGGGGTGTTTCCGAACGATATTCAGGTAGCGTTATAGCCTATTCTTAGCCTCTGTATATGGCTGTTTCTCGGTGTTCGCTCGCTTGTTCGTTATGTTTCTCGCCTTGTTGCTCTCTGCTTGCTCAACATTAAGACAAAAAGAACCTTACTAATAAACAGTAAAGCTCTCTAAGTGTTGTTTGTGTTAACTTGCTCATCAGTATTATATCATAAACAAAAAGGACAACACCTAAAGCATTGTCCTTGTTTCCTCCTAAACATAATTGACACTTGTTCCATTATTAAACCAATCCTGCTAGCACCATATCAACCCTAAGCTTTTCAAGTTTATCTTTTGATAACTCTGTTTCAAACTGGCTTACCAACTGATTAATTCTGTTCATGTCTGCTTGTTGCAACTCTCTGTTAACCATGCTGTTAAAATGTTCCTCCAAGCTATCAGCAAACAACTGTAGTCTGTCATCTGTTGGCAATTGTTTATCATAGTGTAATGCTGTTCTTGCTATCATGTTCCACACCTTGAAACGTGTGTTTGTATCTCTGTTTAGTAAGTACAGTTCTAGGGAATTATCCTCGTTCATTACCTTACCGCCAATCTCTAACAGTTTTGTATGGTCTGCCTTGTTTAAATCTTCCCACTCCATACCCATAAACTGATAACGTCTTGCCTCATAGCGTGTTAGTTCTTTACTGCAATAGTCAAAGTATTCTTGTTCAGTCATATTGTTTTACCTCTTTCATATTTTGATTGTTTGTAGTTTAGTTAGTTTGCCAGATAGCGCTAGCAATGCTTTCTAACAAAAGCCATAGAATTATTGCACAGCGTTGCGGATAGCTTACAGATTTCTAACGCTGTTTGCTCATCAAGTTTGTATCTTTCCTTGATTGTCAGAACCGTATCTGCCAACTCATCCACAAAAGCCATACTATTTCCGTGAATCATTTTCATATCTTGATTATTCATTTTCTTAATTTACCTTTCTAATTTTTCTTGTTTTTTAATAAAAATGGGCTGGGGTAGTTTTGGGTTAGTTTTAAACCTAACCCATGAAAGCCTTGATATATAAGGGTTTGAGGGGTCGGGTTAGGGGTTAGTTTTTGTTTTTACTTTTCTTTCTATAAGAGAGTATATATATATTACTATTACTTACTTAATATATAAAAACTAACCTACCTAACCTAATATTAATAAAGTCAATAATACCAAGGGTTTGAGAGGGTTAGGAATAGGGTTAGGAATTAAAAACAATACTAACCCAAATCCTTGGAAACGTTGATACCATGGGATTTTGTGCCCTGTAATTTCCTAACCTGCTATTTTTCAATCAGTCCAATGCCCCAAACACCTTTAATAAACCTATCACGGTGAAAGCCGTGAGGGTCTAGAACGTCATAAAATTCTTGCCTAACCGTGCCATTTTTAGCCTTGTATTCATTGCCTGTATTCCTTTCTAGCTCTATCATAACCGCCTTGCTGAATTGTCCTAGCTTTGGTTTATCTATGCCCATGTCCTCGGCAAATTCTTTGAGTTTGTTCCGTGCGATAAACATTGGTACGTGGTTGACCTCATGCCATTTATTAGGGATATAAAAATTCTCTACCCAAACCTTAATATAGTCGTTGCTATTCTTGTATTCTGTTAACATTTCCTGTACTGCTTTAGGCTCTATGAATTTATCAAAATCAGCCATATTTAAAATCTGGAATAGTACCCATTCTAATAATGTTTTGTCTCTGATAAATTCGTCCTTGATTTCAGGACGTTCTGTCTCACCGTTAAAATCAGCATTGAATGGAATAATACACAAGCGCCTATACCAGCCTGTGGTCTTGTTTCTAGCACTTGGTAGGTCGTTACCTGAAAAGATACACAAGAGCTTAAAGCGTGCTTCTATTGGTTGCTTGCCTTTCTTATTGACCTGTACAGGGTCACCGCTGACAATACTCATGAGGTCGGATACTTCATCAAGATACTTATTGGATATATCATCACCAATATTACATACTTTCCCCTCAAGCGCCCCTAAATAGAATTCTTTCCCGAATTGGTCGGGTTTTAGATTGCTTATATTCTCCCTGCCTATTATGTTTTCTAACAAGGCTTGAAAAGTTCCCTTACCGTTGTTACCGTCACCAACAAGCAACACCATTTTTTTACGTGTTCGGTTCGGATTGATAGCCTCATTCATGACCTGCCATAAGAGTGTTACAAGCTCTTTATCATTACAAGCCAACGTATCAAGCCATTTATCAAAATCAAACCAACCACCTAAAATTGGCTTCTTGGCAAATGGATTGTAAGAAGTCTTAATCTTACTTGTAATAATGAATTTAGGGCTAAACTTCTCTAATTGCTTTGTTTTGATATTATACACGCCGTTAGCAACTGGAATATAGCGATAGTCGCTTAATGGTGGCTGTATTTTGGTTTCTGTACGGATATAAGCTATTAATTCATTGAAAAATCTATGAGAAGTCAGGCGGTTGTCATACTTTAACAATAGCTTTCTAAATATATCATCACTTGATATATAGTAACCTAGGTCTAAATGGTACATATACAACTTGCTAACGTCACTAATTGCGCCCTCTCCAATAAAAGTAAAATGACAATGCTTTTTCAGTACTTTAGCAACTGTAGATACATTAGGCTGTGGTGTTACTGTTCTTTGGTCTTTCTGTCCCTCTTTGACAATATAGGCGTTTTCTTTCCGCCACACGCTACCTAGCTGATATAATAAATTATATAGCTCTGCCATGGTCTTGGGTGGCTCTGTCTCTTCTTGCTCCTCTGTGATTGGTGCTGGCATAGACGTTTTTACGTCTGGCACTTTTTCGTCAAGCTGATTTAAAAATTCGCTCATTCAGTCCCTCCTTAAAAATCGTATTGATTGTGTTTAGAAAGCAGGTATTAAGGTTATTGCTCTTGGTTAAGCTAGTGTACAACTGTGTGATTTGCTCGTATGAATAGCCGTTTAGGTAGAATAACTTAACAAAGGCTATGATTTCTTCCCTGCTCGCTATGCCGTACGCTATCCAATCAAACACAAGCCCTTGAATAGGCAATGGGCTTCCTGCTCTCTGCCTATTTAAGTATTCATGTTCTAACTCGTCTAACACGTCCGCTAGCTTGTCTTGTACGCTTGCTATCTGATAATCTCTAGCAACCTGCCAACCGTCCCCTAAATAGCTTTCTAGGTCGTCTGTATCTTGAACAGTCACCGTGATACCCTTATAGCTAAAAGGTATTAGGGCTATGTCTGGTGGTTGATAGTAGGTCATCATGATATGATTGTCTTTTGCTATGGTTCGTGTGGGATTGTCCTTTAGAAAGCCAAACAAAGGCAAAACCTGCTTATTAATTTGTAAATTGATTAATTGATACATTATTCATCTACCCCCAAGAATGCTAGTAAGTCGGTGATTTTGTAATAAACGGTCTTAGTATCGGCAATAGGAGGCGTGTAACGCTTTAGCCCTCTAGCTTCCCAACGTCTGATAGTCGGGTAAGTGATTTCTAGTCGTTCGGTTGCCTCACGTTGTGAGATAATGCCTAACGGGTTCTCTAAGCCCTCGTATCGTTCTAAATAAGTGCCTACCTTACCGAGAATACCACTAACTAATGCTTGCTCTGTTTCGTTGCTTAATAAATTGATTTCCATAACCTCACACCTCCAATTTCAAAATTTGATTTTTAACCCATGCTTTCCTATCTTCTCGCTGTTCCAAGTGTTTAAATTCTTCCAATTCAGCAAACGTTACACGCTCAATGATAAGGTAAGCTATTTTTTTTAATTCTTTATCTGTCATGGTCTGTCTCCTTTACACCCAAAACATATCTATAAATTTCACTCTGTCCGCTGGGATATTGTGCTCGCTTATATAGCATTTTGCGCTTGTTTTTTGCGTTAGTCCTTTAAAATATTCTTCGTTGTGGTCTGTGCTTTCAGATATTTCATCTGGTTCTATATCAACCTCAAACAAGGTATAAGCTTGCAAACCATAAAAGTAAGCGAACGCCCTCGCTAGTTCGTGAGATTCAGCAAGATAAACAAAGCCATCACCGCCAATCTTTAACCCCTCTCTTTGAATGCTAGGAAAATTCTCAAATGTTGAATAGTGATATAATTTCATGTCATGCCTCCTTAGTTATAATAATGTCCTTGTGATTGAATATAAGCCCCATAACGCTCCTTAACGTGGTCTGTGGGTGTTTCTTTGATTTCTTGCTTAACGTCCTCTGTGGGCTTGATTTTGGCTATTTCAATACCAATTAGAATAAGAATAGCCATGATAAGCAACTGCGCCCAAATGGGTAAATTAATTTCTTGATAAATCATGATTTAAGCCCCTTTAATTCTTTCTCGTTATCGCATTCTAACAATGCAAAGGAAACGTCATTTAATAGCTTATTGATTTGTCGGTTTTGCTCATAAGTAGTTGATAAAAACTTTCTGGCTAGCCAATCAAATTTTATTTCATAGCTGTTTTGAATAACTTCTAAAACCTCAATGTTGTTGTTAGTCATTTCTAGTCTATTCATGATGACTGATAAGCTATCACCAAAGTTTTTTAATTGCTCTGCTGTTAAATAGATTTTTGTTTCTTGTTTCATGTTATTACCCCTTTCCTGCAATATAGCCCAATACCCAAGCATACAATAGTGCCAATATTAAAAGTAAATATGCCATTTCCTGCCTCCTCTCAATATCCAAAAATACCGTTAAAGAAATCTGTTAAGCTCTCTTTAGTAAATTCAAGGTCATAATAATCAAGATAGGTATCAAAATGATAAAATGTTGCCATTGCTATTTCTCCTTAAACCTTGATATAATGCTGTTTCTATGCTATAATATAAGCATAGAAGATAATCCTAAAACCCTCATAGCCTGCCCGCTGTAGTGTTTTGTTTTATCTAATATTTTTCAAGTTTCATTCTGGTTTGAGCTGTCACTCAAGCCTTTTTTGTTGCTCTTATAACTGAACTTGCAACAATGTATCACGGATAACACTGTATTCCATGTTCAGCTCAATCATTGGGATAACCGCTTTTTCATAAGCTTGATATTTTGCTAGTTCTACGCTTGTTAAGCAATCAAGCCCCGTTTTACCACCTCTATCCTCAATCAGTTTTTTCTTATTCTTACCCGTTGATAATTTTAGAAGTAAGTTGTTAACCGTTGGGAAAGCCATTGTAGGAGCGTTGTCCCATTTGCTGATAGCCTCGTTCAATGTTTTGTGTGTTGGTTTCTCCAATGCTCGTTGAAAACGAAAATTAGCATTTTCTTTTTCTAATTCTTCGATATAGTCATATATCCAAGCTCTGAATGCTTTTCCTTTTTCAGTTCGGGATAACATACCAATTTCAAAGATACCTCGTTTGTTAAATAAACGTGTTTCTTGGGTACCCCCCAAGTTGTGGGGTACCTTTGTAATAACTGAATATTCATCATTTCTTAAATAGGAGTTACGTTCTAACATTCTTTCAATACCCTTACGGTTTTTATAACCAAACCCTTGGGCTAGCTGTTCGATAGTAACTAAGATTGCTCTATCTTTGTTCAAATAGAAGTCGATTTTAATCTCTCCGAACTCCCCTTTTTCTCGTTTAATAATTTCCATAAATTCCTCCTTTATTGTAATTTTGAACATTGGGATTTTTTTGTTGTTTTTTCTACAAATCCTCAATAAGCCAATTCATGACGCTTTCATAGATACGCTTAGGGGCGTCATAGTTGCCTTTTTCGATTTTAGCAAGGGTTGTCCTGCTCACTCCAAGTAAAATAGCCACTCGGCACTTGGTCAAATCCTCTTTCCCTCTTTTAGCTCTAACTTTCTCGGAAATAGATTTTGTAATTAGCATATAAGCTCCTTTCTTTCTAAAATAGACAATTTGTCCGATTGCATTTTTATAATAGCAGACATTTTGTCTTTTGTAAAGTGATAAATGATTATTTTCTGGATTTTTTTAGACGTTTTGTCTTTTTTGGATTTTGTGATATACTTTAGATATAAAAATGGAGGCTCTCTATGAACCGATTAAAAGAACTTAGAAAAGAAAAGAAATATACTCAAGCTCAAATAGCAGAACTAATGGATGTTAATGTAAAAACCATCTCTAGATGGGAAAAGGGAGAGTTTGAAATAAAGCCTGCTCAAGCTAAAATGTTAGCTGATTTTTTTGGTGTAAGCGCTGCTTATCTTTTAGGGCTTACAGACAATAAGAACTTAGAAATGGCTGTAAAATTTAATGATGATATAAATGGTGCAATTTATGTTTCTGCAAAGCAGCTAGTCTCTATCAATGAACAACAAAAGCAACTAATAAGAGAACAAATAAAAAAAACTAAACACTATATAAAAAAGATAGAAGAAATTAAAGCAAAGGGTATCAAAAAACATAAAGATATTGACCTAGGTGGTAACTTAAAAGCAATTCAAATTCTATTAGATAATGTGGATAAACTAATTACAGAAGTCATATTAAATGGTTTGTGGAAAAAAGAAAATGACGCTCTAACAAAAGACGACATTCAAATACTAAGAGAATTAGAAGATGTTTTCCATATGACAACTACTAATTTTCAAGATGGTGAAGCATTAATAGAAGAGGAATTTTTTAACACTCCAACCGATTACGATTAGGGCGGATAATGTTTATTTACTGCCATGCTGTTTTGAACGGCTCTAAAACTATTGATTTTGCTGTGTAGTTGTAACTACCATTCGCTACCATGCTATTTTGAATGGTGCTAAAACCTCAAAAAACCTCAAACTCTAAAACCTTTATAGCCTGCCTGCTGTAGTTAAGAGAAGAGGTTACAAAATGGCAGAAATTAAGAAAATCACAAATAAAAACGGTACTACGGTGTACCGTGAACAAATCTATCTAGGTACTGATTGCATGACTGGGAAACAAGTTTATACAACTATTTCAGCACCTACTAAAAAAGAACTCAAACAAAAGCGTGAGTTCAAAATAAACGAATTTAAAGATAATGGATACACTCGCACTAAGAGTGTAACGGTTAAAAATTACCGTGAATTAAGTCAACTATGGTTAGAAAACCACAAGTTAGAAGTAAAGCCACAAAGTTATACGCAAACAGTAAGTGAGTTAAATAACTATATACTCCCCGTGTTCGGTGATATGAAAGTAGAAAAGATTACTTTGCCAATGGTTCAAAACTTTGTCAACAAATTGGCTAGTAGTGAAAGTCTTGGTCGTGGTTCTTTTAGGGTTGTTCTATCTATAAACAAGCGTATTTTAAAATACGCTGTTAACTTACAATTGATTAGTGTAAACCCTGCCGATAATGTTATCGTCCCAAAGGTTAAGAAAAAAGAAAGTAAAAAGCAAGCAAAACACTTTGAGGATAACCAATTAAAACAATTTAAGGACTACTTAGAAAGCCTCCCTAACACGTTCAAAAATTGCTATCACAAAACATTATACCTGACCTTGCTTGCTACTGGGCTACGTATTGGGGAAGCGGTAGCACTTGAATGGTCTGATATTGACTTAGACAATGGCTGTATTAGTGTTAGTAAAACACTTGTCTTTAGTCGCATGGAAACAAATACCCCTAAGTCTAAGTCTGGGAATAGAATAATTTCAATTGATAAGAATACAACTTTAATGTTGCGCTTATATAAAGCACGTCAACACCAATGTTTTATCGAACATGGCTACGGTGCTAAAATGGCAGAACATGTATTTTCAAATGGTTTTAATGCTTACCCTAGCCGTACGAACTTGCAACATGTCTTAAATCAGCACCTAGAAAAAGCGGGGCTACCTCGCTTTACTTTCCACGCTTTCAGACATACACACGCTAGTTTATTGCTAAACGCTGGTATCAGCTATAAAGAATTACAACACCGCTTAGGACATGCAACTTTAGCCATGACCATGGACACTTATAGCCACTTATCAAAAGAGAAAGAAAAAGAGGCGGTAAGTTTCTTTGAAAAAGCTATGGCGAATTTGTAG